ATGAATTTGGGGTTGATATTGGGCCGAAATGTCGGCAACCAAGGTTTGTATCTGTCGATTTCGGGTTCTTTGTGCTGTCATCGGCCCAATGTGTTGCCGATACAGCATTTTAGGTATCTGCGCCATCCGTGTAGTGAGGAAAGTGCGCACACACAGCTCATAATCGTCGGCGACGGGCAACTCGGGGTTGTGGCCGTTGAGTTGCCGGTAGATGTCGGCCCGCCAGGCTCGCACATGGTTCGGTGCGGAGACGATGTGGCTCATGGTGGTCTGGTTGATAGGTGGTGCTGCCATTACCCAGCAACCGTATTGGTCGGACCAGTATTCGGAGCCGTATCCGAAACCCCATCCTTTGGGGTAGCGGCCGGATGTGCCGTCAGGGAAGATTTCGCACCAGTCGGAATATGCGAAGCCGATTTCTGGATCGGCGAACGCTTGCTCAAGCTCGGTGAGACAGTCGGGGGTTAGTTCGTCGTCGTGGTCGAGTTCAACGATGATTTGGCCAGCGGCGATCATGCTGGCGTTTCGTTTCACTTCACCGATCCGGCCGGAGTGTGTGTGGCCTCGGATCGCACGCAGTTGATAGCGCTCGTCGGAGGCGAAACCGTAGAGCTGTTGCCAAACTTGATTGGAGTTTGGTGTGTCATCCCACACCACCCATTCCCAATCAGTGACCGTTTGGGCTTTCAGGCTTGCCCACGTTCGAGCAAGAAGATGAGCCGGCGTCTTATAGGTGGGAGTGATGATCGAAAACTTGGGCGGTTGCATAAAACTATTCAGTCGCTAGCCAAGATTGGCTTTCCTCATCCCAAGTGTAAAAATCTCCGTCGGTCGGGTACGGAACAGGTGGCCCCCAGAGGCAGGTGTCTTCGTTCAACACCCACGACGGATATGGCTTGGGTGGAATGAAGGCGTCTCGAGCTTCGTCGTAGGTGTAGCCCAATCCGGCGTAGTTCTTGCGTAACGCCTTCGACTGATCTACTGACGGCTCACCCGTCGCCGGATCGTAATGCACGCCACCACGAGTGTTGTAGGAGGTCTGGACATAACGGTCGCCGGTACGGGCACATAACTCGGCCTCTTTGCCATCGTCTTCCTGGCGACCGACCGTCACGAAAATCACGACGTTGTTCTCATCAAGTTTGGCGAAATGGCTCATGCGAAGCTCACCGTTTCGCTTGTCGTCGAGGTGGCCGTCACGCCACCGCTAGAGGTCGTGGACTGCGTGACACCAGCACTCCAGGTTGCAGTGTAAATGTCAGGATACTTGAGGATGACGACGCCGGAACCGCCGTTGCCACCGTTATAGCCACCACTTGACAATGTTGTTCGAGCGCCACCGCCTCCACCGCCCGTATTGGTGGTTCCGTTTGTGGCGTTGGCATCGTTGCTTCCTGCGCCTCCACCTTCGCTGGCTGTGCCGGGTGTAGCGGCGCCACCGCCGCCACCTCCGGCATAGCCGACAGATGAACCAGAAATACTTGATGTTAGACCAGCTCCACCATTTCCTGCTGTGCTTGAGGATGCATCGCCACCTGTCGCATTTTGTCCACCACCACCACCTCCAGCATTAGCGGATGTGTTGTTGGCATAAGCATCACCACCATCATTGCCTTGACCTGGTACCCCTGCTCCTCCAATTCTTGCTGTTGAACCAGAACCTCGACCACCGCCGCCGGAACCGCCAAATCCACCTTCTTGTGTCAAACTTCCTCCACCGTAACCACCGCCAATTGTTGAAATTGAAGCGAACTGCGATGGTGCTCCACTTGTTTCTGTTGTGCCTCCTCCACCAACAGTTATGGTGTAACTAATTTGTTCTGTCAGAGATGCTGCTGAGCCTTCGTTTGTTATTGCACCACCAGCACCACCACCACCACCAGCACGATAAATGCGGTTGATAGCGCCACCCCCAGCGCCACCTCCAGCGACAACCAAATATTCAACAGTCAATGGTGTTATTTGTTTTCTCAATTCCCAAATTGAATTGGCTCGACCAGTCGAGCCATCCAAAGTTGACGCCGAAACAGACCTAACCGCCATGTCAGGAAATCTCCGAACCAAACAACTGGAAAGTCATATCAGCATTCGACGCATAAACCACCACGACATCCGTCGCCGCCAGTGTCGCACCGAACGTCAACAAGAGCGTGTCTTTGGCGGCGATAGGGGCGTCATACACAACAAACTGCTTGTCATCGTCGGCAGCTCCGGCAACCTTGATCCGCACACGAAACGTCCCGGCAGCTGCATTCTTGTTGCACACCGACAGTGTCGAGCAGACAGCCTCGGTTGCTGACGGCACCGTATAAAGCGTGGTGTCGGTTGTGATGGATGGCTCGACCTGGCCGAGCACCTTGTAAACGGTTGCCATGTCTTATGCTCCCATGAGTAAAAATAGATTTAGGCCACCAGCAGCATCGAGGCCATCAGCACCTTGCGGTCCCTGTGGACCCTGTGCACCTGTATCACCTTGCGGACCTTGCGCACCAGTATCACCCTGAGGGCCCTGTGCTCCTGTATCGCCTTGAGCTCCTTGAGCACCAGTTTCACCCTGCGGACCTTGAGCGCCGGTATCGCCTTGTGCGCCAGTTGCACCTTGAGCGCCTTGCGGACCTGTGTCACCTTGAGCGCCTTGAGCTCCAGTATCACCCTGAGCACCCTGTGCGCCAGTGTCACCTTGAGGGCCTTGCGCACCAGTGTCACCTTGTGCGCCCTGGGCTCCCGTTTCGCCCTGAGGGCCTTGAGCGCCAGTATCACCCTGTGGGCCTTGAGCGCCAGTATCACCCTGTGGGCCTTGGGCACCAGTAGCACCTTGAGCACCAGTATCTCCTTGTGGGCCTTGCGCACCAGTGTCACCTTGTGCGCCCTGGGCTCCGGTGTCACCCTGAGGGCCTTGAGCACCCGTATTGCCTTGAGCACCCTGTGGGCCGGTCTCACCTTGAGCGCCCGTATCACCTTGCGGGCCTTGAGCGCCAGTCTCACCTTGCGGGCCGGTTGCACCCTGAGCGCCTTGAGCGCCAGTCTCGCCCTGGGCGCCCTGTGCTCCTGTGTCTCCTTGTGGGCCTTGAGCCCCGGTATCGCCTTGGGCGCCCTGTGGGCCAATAGCACCTTGAGCGCCCGTGTCACCTTGCGGGCCTTGAGCGCCGGTGTCACCCTGTGCGCCGGTGTCACCCTGTGCGCCGGTGTCACCCTGAGCACCTTGGGCACCAGTCTCGCCCTGAGCGCCCTGAGCGCCAGCGTCACCTTGCGGACCTTGGGCGCCGGTGTCTCCTTGGGCTCCTTGCGGGCCAGTCGAACCTTGCGGCCCCGTATCACCCTGAGCGCCCTGCGCACCCGTATCACCTTGTGCGCCGGTGGCACCCTGAGCGCCCTGTGCGCCAGTGTCACCCTGTGCGCCTTGCGGGCCAGTCGATCCTTGAGTTCCTTGCGGGCCTTGCGCACCAGTCTCACCCTGAGCGCCGGTGTCACCTTGAGCACCCTGCGGGCCGGTATCGCCCTGGACGCCAGTGTCGCCTTGCGGGCCTTGAGCGCCCGTAACACCCTGCGTTCCTTGCGGGCCAGTCAATCCCTGCGGGCCCTGGGGACCAGGAACAGTCGAATCGGCACCCTGCGCACCCTGCGCACCCTGTGGGCCTTGCGGGCCTTGACCTGAAACTGAGATTGAAGCGGAGACGTTTTCTTCGGTGACCGTCACCTTCGGCGGCTGATCGTTCACCTGAAAACTCATCGAGTCACCTCACCACGAACAATAAACGACCCCATCAACAAGCGTGTCACCGTCGAACCAGTCACCAACTCCAAATCATACGCATAGGTTCCAGCCTCGATGTCGTCAGTGACAGTTGCCGGGATTGTCAACGTGATCGTCCCCAACGCACCACCAAGGGTGATCCGGCCATCCTCTGTTGTGAGCTCAACAGCGACAGTGTCGGAAGTGACGATTGATCGGACCTGCATTCGGGCCGTGTAGTTCGTCAGATCGACAGGGTCACCGTTGGCGTCTTTCCAGGTGATCGTGCGGCCGAACGTGGCACCCTGATCGCAAAT